CAAATCATATAGCAACTTTTCGAACTTCTCAAGGGAGTCGAACGACATCAACTTATGAGTCTTATTGTCGAAGATGTTGCTGTAGATTGTAAGAGCGTAAGACATAATTGCTAAGCTATATCTCCATGATTGTCGCTGTGGTCTGGTGCTACCCATCCAGCCGGCTTCACCAAATCTGGTAACCCTAAAGGATTATCTCTACCCTCTTTAATACCAACTTCCTTTGACATGTTTGCCTTATGTACTTCGTCCCAAGCTTTGTACGGATCTACACCAAGAGCATCAAGTGTGCCAATAGCCACAACACATAGGTCGATCAATCCGTCAACAACTTCTTCAGCGTCAAGTGGCTTACCAGATTCTGTAGCTGTTTCAGTTTCACCCAATTCCTCGTGAAGGAAGTCCAATCTAAAACGCAAGAATGTTCGTAGCATTACACTATCAAAATTCTTAACGGCATCTCGCACACCAAATTTAGTATGCATTTCATTTATATCTTTACACCAATCTTTGCTCATAATCTGTATTATACTATGTATTTGTTGTTTTGTAAACTCTAAAAGAAAAATTGTTCCATATCAGCCGTAGCGGCAACATATGTTTCTTTCTTAATCCTTTGTTTTTTTTCTGGAATTGCATCTTGAAATAATGTAGCCTTAGCTGTCCACCCCAAGCTTTGTAGAATAATTTCTAAAGGCTCTGTAAAGGTTTTAAGAAACTGTAGTTCATAGTCAATATACTTATCATATTCTAAAGGCTCTGGCCATGCATCTTTAAAACCAAAAACGTTCTCGCGAATTGGGTTGGGTAATTTTAAGTATAAAAATTTAATCTTATCACCATTATTAATTAATTCATACTCGTTTTCAAGGCAGTGCTTTTTAATATAATGATTATATAGTATTGCTGCACGAGAATTAATTGGAGTACCTTTAGTATAGATAGTGTTCTTGTCAGCATAATGAATAACGTCACTAACCCCACGAGGAAATGCAATCTCTTCTGGTCTTAGCTTTTTAAAGTGACTTTTGAATAACGCTATGGCCTCACGCGTTTGAGACTCACTGCCAGTCATGATAACCTTAAATATCTCTTTCATAGCTACACGACATGCTTGAGGTGTCGACGACTTGATAGCTTCAATACCCATCATCTTAATCTTTGGTTCGGCATACTGTACACCTTCGTTATTATGAACGTTGAGGATGTATCGCTTCTTCGCAGTCCAAATACCACGATCAGCAATAGCTTCTCTCTTCATAACCATACGATTTGAATATGCATTTGATATTTTTGCGTATCTATCAAATGATTCTGATAGTGCAACTTCAATTACACGATTCCCAAATTCATCTAAAAACTTTACTGGATCTTTAGGAGCAAATTTATTAATAATATCTGATGCTGTAATATAAACAGAATCAGTATCAATTGCAATAACACGATCTTGGATTTCATCCTCTTTCAAGAATTCTGATATCTTTTGGTTTACTGCTTTTTCTGCCCATTGAATAACTGTTTGACCTGTCAATGTTACACCCTCAGCAATCTGTGGATCATAATATCTGAAGTACTTGTTTGCTATTGCGCCATAAAGAGAGTTAAGAAGAATTTTCACAGCCCATTGCATAGTTTCGTGACGGGCAACATCTTTAATCAATGCTTGATTTTTTGTATCTTTTTCTAAAGCTTTTTGGCCTTGAATCATTTTATTCTTCATTTCAACGCGTTTAGCATAAAGCTCTTCAACTAGCTCTGGAATAATACCTTTAATGTCTTTTCGATAAACAGAGCCATTTGCAGCTTTAGCTAAATCGATATCATCTGGAAATTTATCTTCTGCTAAAATACGATTAGGAAAAACATCTTTTAAGAATGACTGCTTAACAAGTGTTTCTGGTGACATATTATTCTGAATAATGATGTTTGGATATAGCGAATTCAAGTCAAATGACATTACCCATTCACTCATGCCTTCTCTAACGTCTTTCACATACCCACCAGCGATGGGCGAATCGGTGCGTGTATTCCTATTAGCTGAAGGATTAGAGGGCGTTATAGAGCCAACAGTGGCACCATACGGCACATAATTAGAGGCCGGTAGCTGACGAAGGGCAGGTACGGTTCTTTTCCGCATAAGACGGCGATATATAATCGCATCCCATATCGCGGTAGTACCAAGTGTATCTGCGTAATTAACACCTCCAATATATGCCGTTGTCATTACGAGCGTAATAAGTCCAAGTTTTTCTTCAAACCTTTCAATTAGTTCTACATCCTTAATATTATAATCAATGTATTTCTGAAAATCTGAGTCATACAGATTTTTCAACGAACCTGCTTCTGAGTAATCTAACTTTCTTTCATTAAGTACTACACTTGCAATATGATCAAGGCGGTATGATTCTTGGTTGCCGTAAGAGTAAGCAAACTTTTTAAAGAGTGCCATATAATCTAGATTTGGAATACCATCAATAATTGTTACGCGTTGGTCGCGACCATATACTTTGGTATAACGTGTCCACACACTATTCCATGGTGAGAACTTTCTCATCATAGAAGTACCTAGAAGGTGTTCAACTCTTGCTAGTAAATAAGGAACATCAAAGAACTCAGTGTTCCATCCTGTAATTACATCAGGTGTGTTTTCTGGATCTGACCAATATTCAATGAAGTTGTTGAGCATTGACTCTTCATTTGCAAATTGCTTATATACTACTTTTACTCCTAATGTGCACGCTTTTTCATCATATGGTTTCACACCCCATACACGATAAAAGTCTTCCTTAGAAGATTTGTACGCGATTGTTAAAACTGCGTTGATTGGATTTTCTGGCGTAGGAAAACCTTCTCCATATGCTGTCTCAATATCAAAACTACCAACATTTACAAGAGAGCGTTTAAATGTAATTTCAGAAGGAAACTGTGACTGAATAAACGCAGGGACATGCCTAGGGTTACCATATATTTTAAAATCACTTATACCTTTATACAGACTTTCAAATTCGGTTGCATCTTTAATAGATGGAAAAGTCATAGGTTCCACAGCGAGACCATCAAGGCCACGATATTTAGTATCTGTGGTTTTAGCCTCTAGGTAATATGTTGGTTTAAATGGAATTCGCTCTTGTATGCGTTTTCCATTCTCGTTATAACCACGATATAAGAGTGAATTTCCTTTGTGTACAATAGAAGTATAAAAACCGATCATATATACTACTATATAGATATTACGGGAAAAGTAAACAAAAAAACCTCCCACCCCTAATAATAATTAAGGATGAGAGGTTAATATTTAAAGCGCGTAAAAACTAGTACTTACGCACGATGAAGTAGTTGTCAACCGCTATAGCCTTCCCACCGAAACGGTGAGCTGTTGATCTTGCAGGACCTAGTGTAGCAAACTTAAGAGTTTGATTATTTGCATCTGCAAAGTATCTATTCACTAATGTTGATGGTTTTGTTCTTTCTGTCAAAAACTCTGCACTTGGCGAGGGTGTTGACGGGTTAACCTCGATAAAAACCTCTTCAGCAGGCTCTGAGCGCGATATGGAGCCCTGTAAAGCCTCTTCAGCGCTTGAGGAAGCCATATAATCAGCCTCTTCCGCGGAATCAGACTGCTCGCCAATCACTGCTTTTAGGTGTTTAAGTAGAACCTTTTTGCTGGGTTTTCCGTCTAATTCAACGTTATATTCACAGGCAATCGATTCAAGTTCTTTTTTTGTTTTTAAGTCTAAATCACTCATTTGTTTCTTTCTGTTATTTAATATTTGCTTTAAACCAATCGTCTAAATATTTCTTAAGTTCTTTTTGGGCAGGCTTAATGTCAGACCTGGTACCTGGGATTGAGGAAGGTCCATTTACCCATACTTTCCACGCCTTTTTAATTGACGCAAGGCCTTCGGCGACACGGTCGGCTGCGTCTATTCGTTCGACATAACCTTCAGAAATAACTTCTTCACGATTAAGGATTGATTTAGCAGCTTCTTCAAGCTCTTTACTTTTGTTCGATAAGTTCATTTGTTTATTTTTTGTTTATTTGTATGATTTTACATTACCAATTGAATATTTAGCTTCAAGATTCCAATGCTTTTTATCATTATGAGAAATTATTTTTATATTACGTAAAGACGTTTTTATTTCAGCCTGCTCTGCGTTTAGTATATTAAGTAATCCCCAATCAGATAAAAGAATTGCAATTGTATTACGTCTAGCTAAATCGTCTTCTATAAAATTAGAAGGTTTACCATCAAGCATAAATAATTCCTTAAAATGCACGATGAAATATCGCCCCTGTTTATGTAGAATGTGGCAACTTTGAAACAGCGTTTGTGTTTCGCGTGTTGAAGCTACACCAACTCTGGTTAGGGTTTCTTTAATTTTTAAGAAATCATCTGGCTCAGAGAGTGCAATTTCTAGCATGCTTTCAGGTGACCATATTATTTTGTTATCATTCACAAGTTTATTTATACTTTGCCGCCCTTTGACATATACGCACGGAGTTGTTTTATGTCAATTATATCGTAAACTTCTTCAGCTCTTTCACGGTTATATGAATAAGCTTCTTTAATTAGTTCGATATCCTTACTGTCTTTTTCTTTTTTATGCCATTTTGAAAAACGTTTTTTACGGCGCACAGAATGGAAAAAAAAATCATACTGCATTTTCTTAGACATGTAAGAGCGTTGATTAATTTCATTCGCAAATAAGGCAGTATCTATAAAATAAGATAGTCCGCGGTTAACCATAAAAGGTGGATATTGATGATCAATAGAATCATGATTAGCTGCCTCTCCACTAATGTCGGATTGACACTCAGCAAAGAGATAACTTTTCTTTTCATTGATTGATCCTAGAAAATCAAATGGGGATAATTTACTCATTTGAACTTAGCGGTGGCCATAATTTCAATTAGACACGCAACCATGTTTAATTCTCTATCACTTACCCATGCAGCTTTGTATTGATAATCAGCTAACAAAAGAATGACAGGCGGAATAGTGTGTGGCTCCAAGATATCATACGCTTTGTCATAAATCTTACGGAATACTACAGATGTGTCAATATCAGAATTTGAAGCGCACCATACTCTCATCTGTTTAAAGTCCTTTGTTTTTAAATGATTAATAAGGGCTTTAATAGTGCTATCATTTGATACTAGGGACTCTAGAGACAACTTGCCTGAACTGGAATGGCGTTGGCACTCATTAATTACACGACGCCAATCAGGTGCGTGTTTCATAATTAAATCTGCAATAGCTTGCTTGTCATACTCGATATTTTCGTTATTACAAATGTGTATCAATCTTTTCATAAATGCGGGATACATTTTTGTGTCAGATACTTCTGTATAATCGATCACGGTGCACCGTGAATGGAGTGGTTCAATAATGCGGTTCTTAAAATTGCATGTAAAAATAAATCGGCAATTATTAGAAAATTCTTCAATGAAAGCGCGAAGTGCAGGCTGTGTTGATTGCGGATTCAAATAATCAGCTTCATCTAGTATAATTACTTTATACTTTGAATCTACATCTAATGTCATTGACGATGCGAATTGCTTAATTTTGTTACGAAGAACATCAATGCCACTTTCTTCTGAGGCATTAATAATTATCGAGTCTACACCTAATTCTTTGCAAAGTGCACGAGCGATTGTTGTCTTTCCTGTTCCTGCGGTTCCTGCAAGAATCATGTTTGGGATGTCTTTGTTTTTAACAAACTGAAGGAATGTTTTCTTTAGTTTGCTAGGTAGCACACAATCATTTACTGTTTGTGGACGATACTTTTCCGTCCAAAGTAGATTTTCTTTAGTCATAATATAATATAATATAATAAAAAGAAGGGGCCTCGAAAGGCCCCCTCTAAATTTAATTAACCTTCACTTTCAGCGGCTTCTTCTTCTTCTGGTGCATCTTCTGCACCTTCGCCTTCAGTTGCTTCTTCCTTTGGAAGGCGTGCATTCACGAACTTAGCGATGCGCTCACGGAGCGTACCTACATCCTTAAGCTCATTGCCTTCAA